CCTAACACTACAAATATTCCAAGTGGTGAAGACATTGCTAGTATTGTAAAACAAAATATGCAGACTGGCGCCGCCGCGGCGAGGCGTGTAGATCAAATTAGATCAGACACAGTAAAGCGTGAAGTTGAACCAAAACAAGGAGTGGCACAGTCTAACAGCGAAGCCGCACAAAAACACTTGGAAATGTTCAGTAAGCAAGCACAACTTACACCTGACCAACAAAAACAACTAAACGAATCAATACTACAGATATATGCAGGTGTTGATAAAGCGAACCCTGCGGAGTAAATACATTATGGCTATAGCAACATACAAAGGATTCAGTACAGTAAACAATAACTTTAGTAGTTCAAAGTTAACTGATACTGATTTAATTAAACGAGATTTACTCAATCACTTTGCTATTCGCAAAGGTGAAAAACTTATGAATGGCGAATTTGGCACTAGTTTGCGTGATTTAATCATGGATCCTCTAACAGATGAAACCAAAGCGATTGTGATACAAGAAGTAAATGCTGTTATTGAAAATGATCCCAGAGTGCGCAGCGAAGGTATTACACTAGACGAATATGAAAACGGACTACAAATCGAAATGTCTGTTAGGTATGTACTCGACAATCAAGTAGAAAACCTTGTAGTACGCTTTGATAGACCAGACAACGCTGCAATATAATATACCTACTTTATTCCGCAAATAAATACTGCATAAGATAGGAATATTAAAACATGGCTGCTAGTACAAGACAATCAAATTTATTTGCTGCTGAAGACTGGAAGAAAGTCTACGAGACCTTCCGTGAAGCAGATTTTCAGAGCTACGACTATGAAACCATTCGTAAGAGTATGGTGGATTACCTTCGTACATATTACCCAGAAGATTTCAACGACTTTATCGAATCAAGTGAATATGTTGCACTGATTGATTTGATTGCATTTCTAGGACAAAGCCTTAGTTTCCGTGCAGACTTAAATGCCAGAGAAAACTTCCTAGAAACAGCAGAACGCAGAGACAGCATACTACGCTTGGCTCGCATGCTTAACTATTATCCAAAGCGTCAGCAGATTGCACGTGGTTTACTTAAGGTAGTAAGCGTAGAAACAACAGAAGCAATCACTGACAGCAACGGAAACAGCCTTCGTGACACAGAAATTAGTTGGGGTGATCCAACAAACAGCGACTTTTTAGAGCAGTTTACTACAATTCTTAACTCAAGTATGGTCAGCACACAACAGTTTGGCAACCCAGGTCTAAAAACCACAGTTGGCGGTATAAACATTGAAGAATATCAATTGAAACTAAATCCTGGTACTGTTCCAATTTATGATTTTAGAAGCGATGTAGGAGCACAGAATCTAGACTTTGAACTTGTCAAAGGAACCTATAGTGGCACAGACTTTTTATATGAAGTAGCACCTCAACCTAGTAGCACAACAAACATTCTCTATCGTAATGATAACAGAGGCTTTAACAGTGCTAACAACGGATTTTTCTTTTACTTTAAACAAGGTAACTTGCAAAGTGCAGACTTTAGTATTGCTGAGAAACTACCTAACCGCACAGTAGAACTAGACATTAATAATGTTGACAACAATGATGTTTGGTTGTATCAAGTAGACGATCAAGGTAGAGAAACTACACGCTGGGATAAAGTACCAGCAATCAGTGGTAACAATGTTATCTATAACAGTTTAAGTGCAAACAATAAGAACTTGTTCACTGTGCGTAGCCGTGCAAACGATCAGATCAGTTTGGTGTTTGGCGATGATGTTTTCTCAAATATCCCAGTTGGTAACTTCCGTGTGTATTTCCGTACAGGTGCTGGGACAACATATAAGATCAGTCCTGATGATATGCAAAACTTGCAAATTGTAATTCCGTATATCAGTCACAGTAATCAAATTGAAAATTTGACAGTAAACCTAAGTTTACAAAGCACTGTCGCTAATGCAAGCGGCAGAGAAAATCTACGTGACGTTAAATTAAAAGCACAGCAACAGTATTACACACAGGATCGTATGATTACAGGTGAGGATTATCAAATCCTTCCTTACACAAAGTTTAGCAATGTTATCAAGTCAAAAGCAATTAACAGAACTGCTAGTGGCATTAGCCGATATTTGGATGTGCGTGATACAACAGGCAAGTATAGTAGCACAAACATTGTTGCAGAAGATGGAATTTTCTATCGTACAGAAGATCTACAACAGTTCCAATTCACATTTATTACAGACAGCGATATTAGTAATACTTTAAGCCAGCAAGTAGAAAAGAATATTCTTAAAAACGAAAGTTTGCATTATTATCTTAAAAACTACGGAGGTATTGATGTGACAGGACTTACTGCTAGTTGGAATTTAGCAACGACTAGCAGTGGTACAGTAACAGGTTACTTTAAAAACGATGTGAATAGTCCTCTAAAAATCGGCAGTTTTGCAACCAGTAATTTGAAATATGTAAAAGTAGGCGCACTGCTAAAGTTTACTGCGCCAAGTGGTAAAGTATTTGACATTAACAACAATCTAATCACAGGCACAAGTGGAACAATTAATACCAGAGATTATATCTGGGCTAGTATAAGTGCAGTAGTAACTGATGGTACTAACCAAGGTGTTGGTAATTTAGAAACAGGTGTTGGACCAGTTACTCTCAGTGAAGTTATTCCTCAGGATGCAGTGTTGGATAAAGTTATTGCACCGTGGAATACTGCAATTGATAGCACAGTAAGAAACAGCATTATTCAAGCAATTGGCGATTTTAAGACTTTTGGTTTACGCTATGACAGAGACACACAAGCCTGGACAATTATTGATGCTTTGGATTTAGATCAGACAACTACATTTAGTTTAGTATATGCAGGCAACACAAGTAATGTTAGTTTGGACAACAGTTGGTTCTTTAAATTTACTAATGATGGATCAACATATACTGTTGACTTCCGCAGCACAAGTTATATATTTGAAAGTAAACTAGAGACACGTTTCTATTTTGACAATGATCTAAAAATATTTGATCCTCGCACAGGCAAAACAATTAAAGACAAAGTTAATATCTTAAAAGTAAATAGTTTACCTGACAGTGTTAGCAGTCTAGCAGTTGACTATGCAATGCAGATTGATGATGTAATCACAGAAACAGATGGTTATACACTAACAAACAGAATTAAAGTAACATTCCCTGATGTTGACAGTGACGGTGTAGTTGATAATCCAGAAGTGTTTGATATTGTTGTGGCACCACTTACAAGCCCAGCAACTAAAGTTGTGTTTTATCAGACCAGTACAAGTGCCGGCGGCTACTTAACATATACTCCTGTTACAACTACAACTATCGAACAACGCTATGCAACACAAGCAGCAATTAATGAAGTTATTGCACAGTTCACTAGTGGACAAATATTCTATGCAAGCACAGATGACAAGTTTTACATTTTAAGTGTAAGTGGTTCTAATATAAAAAGTATAGCACAAACTACTGATTATGTCAAGCGCACAGGACGCGATGACTTGTTATTCCAGTATACACACAACAGTCCAAACAATAGACGTATTGATCCAAGCCCAAGTAACATTGTAGATTTATTCTTGCTCACAAGCCAGTATAACAATGATTATAGAAACTATGTAACTGATATTACTGGTAGCATAACAAAACCAGTAAAGCCAACTACAAACGAACTGCGTGATCAGTTTGGTAGTTTAGAACAGTATAAGAGTGTAAGTGACACTATTATTTTTAACAGTATCAGTTACAGACCTCTATTTGGCGACAAGGCAGATGAAGAATTGCAAGCAACATTTAAAGTAGTTAAAAACACCAGCACACTTATTAGTGATAGTGAAATAAAAGAGCGCACAGTTGCAGCCATCAATGATTACTTTGCTATTGAAAACTGGGACTTTGGTGATAGCTTCTTCTTTAGTGAACTTGCTGCTTATTTGTATTCAATGCTTAGTCCAGATGTGCTTAGTATTGTTATTGTTCCTAAACTAGCAACTAGCAACTTTGGAAGTTTATTCCAAATTCAGAGTCAGCGAGATGAAATTTTAATTAGTGCAGCAACAGTGAATGACATTGAAGTTATCGACGTTATTACAGCAAACAGTTTACAAGCAAGCGGTAATGTTGTTAACACTACATCAACGAATCTCGCTGCAGAAAGTGCAAGTGCAAGCGGTGCCAGCACAACAGTAAATACAGCAACAAACACAGTTACAACTACCACCACAAGTTCAAGTAGTAGTAGCAGTTCAAGCGGCAGTAGCGGATCAGGCGGTAGCGGTGGATCCGGCGGCGGCGGCGGAGGATATGGTTACTAA